CGTCTGCGGGCCAGGAAGTGACGATTCGGCTGCTGGAAGAGCGGAAAATACCGGCCGGATGTGCCTGGACGATCCCGCAAGTGCATGATTGGGCGGTTGACTCGGGGTTTAAGCTGCACGGGAACGCCAAAAACATCGTCCGGGAGCTTCACCAGCGCCATTTGGCGGCCGATCTGGAGGCGGAGGGGAAGGTTTCGCCTGTCGCGCCCAAGGATGTGGGTTGGCGGGAGCAGAAACGCGGAGCGCAGCGGCAGAAAGAGGCGCTTATGGCCGAGCGGGAGTTCGAGAACATCGTTTTGGGAGGTTTGACGTGACCCCGGAATATCTGGCCTTTCTGTCAGCGAAAGCGCCTCGGGCCGATCCTGTTGGCATCGATCCCCGCCCTATGCCTGGCCACATGTTCGATTATCAGTCCGCGGCGACAGAGTTTTGCCTGCGGCAGGGGCGATCGGCGCTGTTTCTTGATACAGGTCTGGGCAAGACCATCTGCGAGCTTGAGTTTGCCGATCAAGCTAGGGCATTCACCGGATCACCATCGCTGATACTGACACCTCTTGCGGTCGCACGTCAGATCGAAGCAGAGGGTCATCGTTTCGGTTACGATTGCCACGTCATCCGCGAGATGTCTGATGTGCGTATGTGCATCAATATCTGTAATTATGACCGGATTGATAAGCTTGATCCGTCCGCGTTTGGATGTGTCGTGCTGGATGAAAGCTCGATCTTGAAAAACTTCGCGGGATCGACAACGCGCGCTCTGACTTCCATGTTTGCCGACACACCGTTCCGTCTGTGCGCCACCGCCACCCCCGCGCCTAATGACCACATGGAACTTGGCACGCACTCCGAGTTTCTCGGGATCATGCCACAGGCCGATATGCTTATGAGGTGGTTTATCAACGACACGAGTGATACCGGCACCTGGCGGCTCAAGGGTCACGCTCAAAACCATTTTTGGGATTGGGTCGCATCGTGGGCCGTCATGGCATCATCGCCGGACGATCTTGGGTTTGACGGATCGAGGTTCGTCCTGCCGCCGATGTCCATCCATAAGCACAAGGTAACGGCTGAGATCACACCCGACGACGGTTTGTTTGGTTTCAACGTCTCTGCGACTGAGATGTTTAAGCTCAAGCGGCAGACATCTGATGTGCGCGCCGACGAAGTTGCGCGGCTTATCGGGACCGAACAAAATGAACCGTGGTTGATCTGGGTAGATACCGACCATGAGGCTGACGCCGTCCTGAGCCGGTTGCCGGATGCCATCGATGTTCGTGGATCGATGACACCTGAGCGCAAGGAGGAAGGGCTTTTGGCGTTTCTCACATCGGGGCGCCCTCTTGTGACCAAAGGCAAGATTGCCGGCCAAGGACTAAACTATCAGCACTGTGCGCGACAGGTATTCGTCGGCCGATCGTTCTCTTACGAGATGTGGTATCAATGCGTTCGCCGATGCTGGCGGTTCGGGCAAACACGCCCTGTCCACGTCCACATCATCGTTGCCGAGGGCGAGGATCAGATCGGCCGCGCGATCGATCGCAAGGCCGATGGCCACGAGCATATGAAGCGCTCGATGCGTTCTGCCGCACGTCGGGCGATGGGCCAGTCATCGAATATCAAGGTTGCCTATGATCCGCAGCACGATGGGAGATTGCCGGCATGGTTATCCGCTGCTTGAATGATGCGCACGGTCAGGACTGGAGCTTGTATAACGGCGACTGCGTGGACGTTTTGCGCCAGTTGCCGGATCGATCGGCCGGATTCAGCGTCTACTCCCCTCCATTCTCAAATCTGTTCGTCTACTCGGACAGCGAGAGCGACATGGGCAACAGCGCCAACGATGCCGAATTTTTCCGGCATTACGGCTTCATGCTCGAACAGCTTACGCGTGTCATGAAGCCCGGGCGCCTCGCCGCCGTCCATTGTTCCGACCTCCCGTTGACTAAATGGAAGGATGGCGTAATCGGTATCAAGGATTTCAGCGGCGATCTGATCCGCGCTCACGAGGCGGCAGGATGGATACTCCACAGCCGTGTTACCGTGTGGAAAGACCCAGTGGTCGAGATGACGCGGACAAAGGCGTTGGGATTGCTCTATAAGCAATTACAGAAGGACAGCACCCGCTCGCGCCAAGGCATGGCCGACTACGTCCTTGTGTTCCGTGCGCCAGGCGAGAACGTGGAGCCTGTTGGGCAGGATCGCGACACGTTCCCTGTCGAGCAATGGCAGCAATGGGCATCGCCTGTCTGGATGGATATCCGCCAGACCGATACGCTCAACGTCCAGCAGGCACGTGAGCATTCGGATGAACGGCACGTCTGCCCGCTCCAGCTTGGTTTGATCGAGCGTGCCATCCTGCTTTGGAGCAACCGGGGCGATACAGTGCTTTCCCCGTTCACCGGGATCGGAAGCGAAGGTTTTGGCGCGGTCAAGCTGCGTCGCAAGTTCATCGGCGTGGAACTAAAGGGCGGCTATTTTGCCATTGCGCGAAAGAACTTGGCAAACGCGGAATCCGGCGCCGTGGATCTGTTCGACGCCGCTTAAAAAACCCCAGAAAAAGGAACACACGATGGCTGACGAATCATGGCGTCCGTGGCATGGCCGGGAAAATCCTCTTGAGGCGATGTATCAGCACTTCACGGCGCAGATCGAGGCGCTGAAAGCGCAGATCAACCCGGCGCCAGCGCCGACGCCAGCGCCATCGCCGCCTAAGCCGGCCGCATAACATGGCCGACGACGGCGTCCCGCCGGCCACGATTGCTGACGCGTGTCCGCACTGCGCCGCGGGTCACCCGGTATCCCTGCACAACGGGAACGGGACCCCCGAATATGTTCACCGCATGTCGGCGCAAGCCGGAACGGGGTCGCGTTGGTCGATCACCATCTGCCGAGCGGACAAGATCAGAAAGGGGCTTGTGAAGTAATGAACGTCCAGGCGAGGGGATCGAGCGTCCAGTTCCACAACGACGCGGTGAAGGTGTCCGAGCAGGACCCGGAGTTGGCCTATCGGCTGCTGTGCTCATCGGTGACGATCGACCCGACCAACGCCGTGGCATGGGCTGCCATGGGCATCTGCCTGTCCAAGCTGGGGAAGCTGCCAGCGTCGATCGCGGCGTTCCGCCGGGTATTGTCGATTCCCTACGGGCCGAACCATCAGCACGGGGACAACTCGCCCAAGCTGCAATACACCGCGATGGTGAACATCGCGCACCAACTGAAGAACGACGGCGCGATCTATGAGGCGGTCGACGCTGGCTATCAGGCCAGGGACTTCTTTGACGAGAACGCCGAGGCAATCGGCGAGGACCAGGAATGGTTTCTCTACACCAACCAGAGCCAGGTTCTGTCCATCATCGACCAGACCTCGATGTCTATCGATTACGCGCTGCGCGGCTGGAGCCTGAACCCAACGTCCCCGGAGGCGGAGCTGGCGCTCGCGTTGTGCTACCTGTGGGACGGAAACTATGCGACCGGACTGCGGCACTTCGAGGCGCGGTTTGCGATGGAGAAGGGGCTGAAAAGCTTCCAGAATTACCCTTATCCGCGGTGGACCGGCGGGCATCTGGACACCCTGTTCATTGCCAGCGAGCACGGCATAGGCGACACGCTGTCGATGGCGCGGTTCGTGCCGCGCACCACGCAGTTCGCCAAGCGGGTGCTGTTCCAGGTGCATGCGGAGCTGCACCGGATGCTGACCACGGCGTTTCGGGACTGGCCGAGCGTGAGCGTGATACCTGCCACGACGATGCTGCCGCTGTCCGACGCTTGGTGCCCGGTGATGGGCCTGCCGACGGTGCTTGGCCTGACGACGGAGCAAATCGCCAGTCATCACCAAGCGTGGCGGATGCCGGATTTCCCGACCACCATGCCGACCGGATGGAAGGCGACGGATGCCAAAATCCACATCGGGATCGCGTTTGGCGGGTCGCCTGGGAACGGGATCGACCGGTGGCGCTCGATCCCTGTCACGCAGTTCCTCGACCTCTACGATGTGCCCGGCGTGCAGCTTTACTCCCTCCAGATCGGCCCCAGGGCGCAGGACTTGCACCTGTCGGGCTGTGCAGCGCTGATCCGGGACCTGTCGCCATACATCAAGGATGCGACGGATACGGTGAACATCATCAAGGAACTGGACCTCGTCATCACGATCGAGTCGTTCCTTGGGCACCTGTGCGGTGCGATGGGAAAGGAAACGTGGGTCGCCTACTCGCGCCGCGGTGGCGACTGGCGGATCGGTCGCAAAGAGGGGCCGGCGCTCTGGTATCCGAATCATCGTATCTTCAGGCAGGAGGCGGACTTCGAATGGAACCCAGTGTTCAAGAGGATAGCGCAGGCGCTACGGGCGAGGCTTGGTCTGCCGGAAGTCTGAAATCGAGGCCGAACTGGCGCGGCGAAGCGTGGACGCCATGGATGATGCAGCGGGCTTTGGAGATGAAGAGCGCCGGGAGTAACCGGGCTGAGATAGCCCAGGAGATCGGCGTCAGCTACAACGCGGTCGTCGGGAAGCTGTATCGGTGGGACATGGCGCAGAAGGGAATAAAGCCATCACACCGCAAGAAGCCAGGCGGGGCCGAGAGACGGGCGCAGCGGTTGGCGCAGAAGGAAGCGCAGCCGGCACCCGTCGAGGTCGCCCCGGCCGTGACGCTGCCGCCGCTGGTTTCTCTCACGGAGCCTGTCGAGGCGGCGGTATCGGTTGCTACTGTCAGGAACCATACCGAACCGTCATCGGACGAAAAACCTACTCTCGGGTATGTCTGGTCTGCGCCCAAGCCAAAGCCGGTGAACGTGAGCACGGCGGTATGTCAGTGGCCGAGCGACATCCCGGGCACCCGGCGCTTCACGTTGTGCGGGTGTCCTGTCGAGCGCCACGGGCGGCCGTATTGTGGCGCGCACGCCGACAAAGCCTATATCCGCAGGAAGGTGGTCTATGCTGACTGACAACGAAGCTGTGGCGATGGAGATACTGTCGCACGAGGACATGCTGGCCATCGGGCGCTGGGAAGATGTCATCAAGGGACTGGCCAGCAGACGCTTGTGTGTGCGCGTTATGGACCAGTGGCACCGGATCACGCCGGCTGGGATCGTCGCATTCGAGGCGCACGAGCGGGCGCAATACGCGCCTGTGATCGAGGGGGAGTTGTGATGGCGCTGGCGATGCAGGACGTGTTCTCGTCCCACATCAACCAGATCGGACACGACCCAGACACGGGGGAGTTGCACGTCGCCTGGGACAGCGGCAAGCGCTCGATCTACAGTGGCGTGCCGGCGGACGTGGCGCAGACGGTCATGCGCTCATGGTCTGTAGGCAAGGCGCTGACGACCAAGGTGAAGGGTGGGCAGTATGAACACCGATACGCATGACCATGCGGCGAGGTTCCGCGCGATTGCCGACAAGATCGACCTGAACGGCAGCGCGGACTTCGGCGGTGCCTACGTGATCGTCGGCCCCGAGGGCACGTCGATCGACCTTCTGATGCTGGACGGCAAAGCCAACCCGGCGGTGTTCTGGTCGACCGTGCAGACGCGCGTGCAGATCGTGCTCGCCGAAATCGCCGACGCGGAGCGGAGCGGTGGCATGTTGCAGGGGGTTAGGCGGTGACCCGTGCCGTTTGATGGGGCTTGGACGCCGGAACATGCCGCTTCTGTCAAGGCGGCGTTCTACGAATTCCTAAACCACACGTGGGTCAAGTCCAAAGAAAAGGGCTGGATCATCCTTGGTGAAAATCTATATGGCGCCCAGACCACCGTCATAGAAGGGATATTCGACGGTCTGGGTAACGATATCCACGACTTTAAGGTCCTGAAAAGCCGGCAGCTTGGCGTTTCAACCATTATCCGCGCGCTGATGGCATTTTGGACTGGGATATTCGACGTTACAGCCTCTCTGATGTTTGACACATCGGCTCATTTGATGGAAGCCCGTCAAGAGCTAGTGGATATGATACAGAGGTTCCCGGCAAGCTACAATTTCCCGAAACTGATTGGAAATAACCGGAACTTCCTGATCCTGGAGAACAAATCACGCATAAACCTGATAGCGGCCGGCGTCAAGGAAACCAAATCGTCTCAGACGCTCGGAACCGGCTCCGCTATATCAGTTTCGCACCGTTCCGAGTTGTGCAACTACGGCAATATCGTCGGCATGGAGACATTTCGCCATTCTTTGGCGAGGAAAAATCCAAACCGTTTGTTTGTCGATGAGAGCACGGCCAAGGGGCCGAATATTTGGCAAGAAATCTGGTATGAGGCGAAGGATGATCACCACGCAAAGTGCATTTTCTGCGGTTGGTGGTCGCATCCGGACCAGAAAATAGAGCAAGACGACCCCGATTTCCAGAAATACGGCATTCAACCGCTTTCGCCGCTCGAAAAGCAGAAGATACGGCAGGTTTACGAGCAATACGGCCACGAAATAACGGCCGAACAGCTTGCATGGATCAGGAAGGAGATGAATCCGACCGCTGATGCGGACGGTGACGCTGATCCTGACTTCTCGGGCGACAATTCGCGGCTTGAACAGCAGCCTTGGACTGAGGAAGACGCGTTCCAGATGACGGGCGCGGTGTTCTTCGATCCCGAAGAACTGACGAAGCAGATGAAGCTTCACGTCAGCCGCAAATACAAGACCTACCACTATACCGCCGGCATCGAGTTCAGCGACCTGCGTGTCTATCCTGCGCCCAACGCCAAGTCCGTGCAGCTCAAGGTGTGGGAGGAGCCGGTCGAGGATTCTGTCTACATTATCGCCACCGATGTTGCCTTCGGCCGCGCCGAGTTCAACAACCGGTCCTCGATCGAGGTGATGCGCGCCTACGCGGACGGGCTCGATCAGGTGGCCGAATACTGCTGGCCGCTGATCAACACCAAGCAATTGGCGTGGGTCATCGCCAGCCTGGAAGCGTGGTATGCCGGCGAGCGGTCGACTGTCTACCGGATTGTCGACATCAACGGCCCCGGCGAGGCCACGTTCCGGGAGTTGCAGGACTTGAAGCTTCAACTGCGGCACGGCTACTTCGGCTCGACGCTGACAGAGCGCGGCCTGCAGGACATCCAGCGCAACGTGCGGAATTACATCTACACCCGCACGGACAGCATGGGACGCGGCCACGCGTGGCAGTTCAAGGCGCAGTCGCAGCTCAAGGTGGCGATCATGGAGCGCCTGCGCGACTTCG